TAATAATATAATCCCGTCTTTGAAATGTTTGCTGAAAACAACTTCGTGTTAGACGTTAAATCTACTCTAAACTCATTTATGGGTTGCTTAGCAGGGCTAGGCAGTAGTGTCAGGGACACTACAACTAGAGTTTGCAACTTAAAAGTTGCCATGGTTATGGTAGGAGGAGCAATTGCGTATAACAGACGTGATACTATCGCTTACTACTTTACCACTCGTGTCCGCATCCCGCTGGAAACTATGCTCCTCGACTATTGTTCGAGTGAGATAATGCCCGATTTAAGGGCTACGTTTAAGGCTGGAGACTGCTTAGCTGCGATACCCGACAAAACTGTTGGGAACCACAGCCATGCCACAGCAGCTCATTTGCGCACGAAAGCCAATACCTATATGGAACATTTCGTTCATAAGATTAACAGAAGTCCATTTTCTGTATCTATGAGCCGAGCACAGAGGTTACACTCAATGCAAGGCACACGATTTTACCATACAGCGAAAGACATTCAGATGTCACCAAGCTACCAATCACCCACCACCAACAATGTCATTTTAATGACTGATGTTGATTATTACGTGGATATGCGCCGCGAACTCCGAGGCCTGCCAGTGTTGTTGTACACATTTGTGCCAACAACACCAGCAGGAAGTACTTCGGACGGAGTGTATTGTACCCATCGTGATGATACGGTGGAGACAGTGATCAATGGAGGCTCACGCTATCGTCATCCCTTATGGGATTATGACACAGACCATCTGGTCGTGGATCATCTCTTCTACTCCATCATGTATCTAGTGGAGCAAGTGAGAATATCCGATGATAGACGTATCGTGTTTCTGAATCCAATACGCAAGGTATATGGGCCTTTTGCGCGAATGCTGCCGGGCAAGCGGTTAGCGCGTCGCAAATTAAACCATGACGGTGTCGCCTTCAGTCGATTTACAAAGACAGAAGATGGCACCACGAAATGCTTCTATAGCATCGCCAAAATAGGCGAGTTCCAAGCATGCACCATACAAAGTAACACTTTTTCCACAGCGTTCATACGAACTGCAGAATGCAAAGAACCAAATTTGGGTCAAGTGGAACGCGTGTTTAATCACGCCAAAGTGCCGAATCCATTAGATTCCGCTGCTTTGTTTTATGATGCGTACAAAAGAGCTCCGAATATTTTTGGCGAGGCCCCTGTTATAATCACCCCGTGTGTAGACAATCATACATACCAGGCGGTTGGGCCTTTCGTCACTGAGGACGGTCGTCCATCAATGCGTGCCCTTTGGCCGGGTTACTGCGGTAACACGTTCTCACCGGCTAAATCGTTTAATAACGACAAAGCATGCATTGCAGGACGTATCGACGAACCGAGGAATAAAGAACCTAAAGTTCCACCAGCTTATTATGTTTACTTTAAAGAGTTTACTGAGTTTCTGGTGCCCTCAACCTCAGCTGGGACTCTAGCACCACTGAACTACGACACCATGGCGTCCAAGTTCTCACGACCAACACAAAAGGCACTTATAGAGCAAATTAAAACAACTATGCTCATGACACCTCCACGAGTCAATTCATTCCAAAAAGCGGAGGCATATGCTAAAATTGTGCACCCACGTAACATATCCACACTACCAATGGACCACAACTTCACATTAGGACAATTCATGTATCCTTTCATGGAGTCTTTTCTTAAAACAAGCCATTGGTATGCGTTTGGCAGAACACCTCGCCAAATTAGTGAATTATTACATGATAAAGCACAACATTCAAGCTATGCCGTACCAACTGATGCGGATAAATTGGACGGTTCAGTGCGAGCACTTTTGCGAGATTTATTTCTCGCGTGCTTGCTACGAGCCTATCCCAGTGCATATCACGACCTCATCAGACAACTGGAAAATCAAGAACGACATATTATAGCCTCAACATCTAATGGCGTAAAATATGACACTGGCGACACCATTCTATCTGGATCGACCATCACAAGCGTTCTCGGCTCAGTCATTAATGCTTTCCTAAATTATTGCGCACTTCGCCACCATTACAACCCTACCAGAGCGTATGAATCGCTGGGTGTATATGGAGGCGACGACGGGGTGACTTTTGATCTTCCACCCAACACGTTGATGCGTACGGTCGCTAAATTCGGCATGTCGTTCAAAGCCGAAGCGATCGATAAAGGAAATCCAGTGCCCTTTTTAGGCCGTATATATCTTGACCCTTGGACTACAGTTGAAAGTGTTTGCGATGTTTTAAGACAATTTCGCAAATTACACTTGACGGCAACACCAAAAGTCGTCCCTAGCTGGCTTGTCTTACATCGCAAAGCCACTGGGTTAATAACAACTGACACCAACACACCAATCATAACAGCATGGGCACGCGCCGTTTTACGGATCGTTACACCCATTGCACCAAAACACAGACAATATGCGGCAACATTGGTTGATCGGCCATATTGGTCGAAGTTTGAATCCGATGTGCAATTTATTGCACCCACGGACAATGACTACGCGATTTCAATTGTTTGTGACAATCTCGACACTACACCAGCAGAGATTGAACGTGTGGAGACCATTTTCAACAAAGCCTCCAAGTTGGAAGACTTGTTTGTTGAAAATGTTTTCCATACGGAAATGAAAGTGCTAATAGATGCTATAGTTGGTAGTGAATTAGTCCGAGCACAACCTCGAGTCACGATACCAGAACTTGTGAAAGCCAAATCTAAGTTGAAGATCGACTTATGTCGTTTTATAGCTGCGTCACAACCGTGCAAATTCGGCGACAAATGCAAGTTCAGTCACCACCTCCCTAAGGAATCAGCCAAACCGGTGTCTTCCAAAGCCAAGCCGAAAGGTAAGGCTGCAGCCAAAGTTGTCGATAGCAAGACTACCAGGACACCGGAAAAGCCAATTCCACCTAAAGCGGGTCCGAAGACTAGGACCCCTAAGGACAAAACCACACCCGGCGGAAGTAAGCCGGAAGTGAAGAAATGAGTTTAGAGATAGAAGTGCTACCATGCCTTGCCGCGTGGTAAATACGAAAATTCAATTAACAAATAAACAGCTTTATTTTTCTTTATTATTTATAACATGGTTAAAACTAATATTGCAAGAAGTGTCAAAGCATCCAAATCACGTTTAAATGCTCGCCAACAACGCCAACCAACTATGGTCAGTAACAAGCCAGTTACAACCACTAAAACAGTTGCCGCTCCAGTTGCGCTCTCACGTGTGGACAAAATCAATCGCCCAGTATATAATATGCCTAAGAACAATTCTGATGGCCGCATTTGTATCCGTCACAAGGAATACATTGCGGACATTCCAGGATCCGTTCTATTCTCAGCTATTACATACTCCATCAACCCAGGCATACCATTAGCCTTTCCATGGTTGAACACTATATCAGTGGGCTACGAGTCATATCGATTCAAGAGATTGTCCTACATATACGAGAGCTCCAAATCAACCGCCACCAATGGCTCTGTCATGATGGCGGTTGATTTCGACCCTACTGATGCCGCGCCAACTACCAAGGCACAAATGCTAGCTTACAACAACGCGATCCGCGGACCATCATGGCAGACTTTTGAATATAAGTGTTCGCCCCAAGATCTGGCGAAATTTAACCAGAAATTCTTACGGTATGGCGCCCTGTCCACTGGACAGGATGCTTTGCTGTATGATATCGGCACTTTATTCATCGCTACCAGCGGCTTTGCTGACACCACCACTATTGGGGAGCTGCATGTTGATTATGAGGTTGAGTTCTTTACTCCACAATTCGATTTGACCGCTTATGCGAATGCGACAGCTGCAAAGCTTGTCGCTACAGGAGCTACCACTACATTGTGGCTCGGCACTGCGGTCACTGCGACTGGTGGAGTCTCAACATCATACAATGGCACTACAGGCGCTTTATCAGTGTTAGTGCCGGGGCAGTATATATTCGTATATACTATCACCGGTACAACATTGGTGACACCAGCCACGCCATCACTCACCTCAACCGGTAACACATTTACGCTGCTTTCCACGGCCAACTCTGGAAGCACCGCTACCCATGTGTTTGCCGGTCAAATCGACACCTCCTCACCCATCACCGCATCTTATATAACATCTGCTGCCTCCGTAACAGGAGCCAGTCTTAGAATAGGCTACTACGCTTATCCCTTAGCTTAATTATTTGTTTGTTTATGTAGTATTATTTAGTCAGACATAGCAAGTCTATAAAACAGAAAATAGGAAGGAAAACCTAATCGGACGACACCGAGCCCATGAGGCAACCAAACAAATTTATGTCACAGCAAGACCTTAAAACAGAAAACTAAATAATAATTGAATTCAGTATTTACTCAGCGTGGGCTGATAGCACACGGTAAGTGGTCCTCACGGACCCACCTTTGAGAACACCCC